ACCAATGCAACAACCAATGCAACAACCAATGCAACAACCAATGCAACAATCAATGCAACAACCAATGCAACAATCAATGCAACAACCAATGCAACAACCAATGCAACAATCAATGCAACAATCAATGCAACAACCAATGCAACAACCAATGCAACAACCAATGCAACAACCAATACAGTCTGTAGAACCAGAAGAAAAAATAGAGGTAATATCAGATAATGATGATATACCAGATGAATTTAATTTTATTCCAATGAAATCAGAAATAACAAAACCAAAATCATCAAATGAAGTTGAAATTAAAGAAATAAATTTACCATCTGAAAATTCATCATTTAACTTTTTAAGAAATGTTAAATAATTTAATTATAAAATAATAATATTTAAATTAAATATTATTATATATATAAATATAAATGTTAATATTATCATTTGATGTTGGTATAAAAAACTTAGCATATTCAATTTCGAAATATAATAAAGAAAATAACACTTATAAAATTTTAGAATGGGATATTATTAATATATTAAAAGATGAGATTGACTCACAAAAAAAATGTGATAAATGTTCTAAATTTGCAAAATATATAACTAAAAATGATGAATATTGTTTTTGTCAAAAACATAAAAATTTAATAAATTTATATAAACCATTTGAATTAAAGAAATATGAAACAAAAATAGATAAATGTTCTGTTGAGAAATGCAATAAAATAGTAAAATATACATTAAATAATAAAAAAATATGTGCATCACATAAAGTTCAATTACAAAAAGAATATAAGGAATGTTATAATTATTTAAGATTAAAAAATGTAAATTGTAAAACTTATCCGATTCATGATATACTACTAAAGATTATAAAAATTTTCAATGAAAAATATTTATACTTTTTATTAGTAGATAAAGTATTAATTGAATTACAACCTGTATTAAGAGGACCAAAAATGAAAACAATATCAAATCATATTTATTCTTATTTCTTAATAAATGGTGTATGTAATGATAATTTTAAAATGAATACAGTATCATATATTAATGCATCAAATAAATTAAAATTATTTAAAGATAATGAGAATAAAGATCTAACACAATATAAAAATAGAAAAAAATTAGCGATTGAAAATGTTAATTATTTTTTAAAATATATAAACCAAAAAACATTTGAAAATTTTTTTAATGATTCTAAAAAGAAAGATGATTTGGCAGATTCATTATTACAATCATTATATTATTTAGAAAGTAATTATAATTTTAAAATTAATTAAGTATACAAAAATATGTGATTATATATTTTAATGGTTACACAAAATCAATTATTAAATATTTATTCTGAAAGTATTAATCCATTATTAAAATTTTTATTAAAAGATATATCTGAAAAATTTGATATTCCTTTAGAAAAATTAGAAGAAGAATATTTAAAAAAAGTTAAAATAAAAAAAAGAAGAAACACAAATAAAAAAGGTAAGATGACAAGTTATGCAATGTTTTTAAAAGATAAAGATATAGTAGATGAAATTAAAAAGAGATATCCTGATAAAAAATTTGGAGAGTATTCAAAATTAAAAGGTCAGATTTGGAAAACAATGAGTACAAAAGATAAAGATATATATAAATTAAAGGCATTAGAATATAATAAAAATTTATAATAAAAAATATAATATATATATACTATATATATTATGAATTATATAGGATTAACAGTTGTTATTTTTATAATAATCTTTTTACATATAATATTAAGAAGATACGAAAATTTTGAACAACAAAGTAAAGAGATTATACAAATATTAAAGGGTAATAAAAATAATAAAAAAATGAATTATGAAAAAATAAATTTAAAAAAAGTAGAAGATAAAGAAGGTATTGACTTAGAAACAGATTTTTCATTATTAAAAAAAGATTTATTAAAATATGTAGATGAATCAAGAAGTATTTTTAACATAGAAAATTATAATTCAAGTAATTTAGTTAATGATAAAAAAAATCAAGAAGAACATAATATTTATACACAAAAAAAAGATTATGATTTTAGTAATTTAGATATTGAACAAATTATACAAAATCCATTTGGAAAAACTAATATTGATTCGATGGAACAAGAATTAGAAAAAATAAATAATAATATAAATAAAAGTAAAAATAATGGTTTAGAAGTACAGACATTAAAACCAGATTTATGGATGCATAAAAATGAGAATCAAATGAATGGTGGAAAACTATTTGATGATTCTGATTTATTAGCATATGATACAGAAGAACTTGATTATAAAATAATTTAAATTTATATATTATATATCATATAATGTATAAAAATTTTGATTGGACAAAAGAATCTTGTTATGACCAAAAATATGAAATATTTTTTTTTGATAGACTAATTGGTTTTATAGATAATATTATTTTACCAAATAGAATATGGGAAGAAAAAATAAAATTAAATGAAAAAGAAAATAAATATTGTAGTAAATATAATAATATTTGCAAAACAGATATATATCACTCAGGAACAGATTATAAACAATATGTATTAGGAAGAACAAAAGATACAAAATGTTTTATAAAATGTAAAAATTATGAAATATTAAATATAAAAGAATGGTCAATTAAAAATAACGATATTTTTATAAAATATATAACTTCAGATCAAAAAAAACAAAAAATTAATATAAATTTACCAGTATGTGAAATATTTCCGATAAGAATATATGTACAAAACAGTAATATAGTAGGTCATATATTAGAAACTAAAAATATTAAAAAAAAAAAATTTGATACAAAAGAATTACCTGGATCTATTACATCAAGAGAACTATGTATGTTAGTTCATATGAAATATAATTTATATGGTATAAAAAAAAATAATAATGAATATGAGAATTTTATTTTATGTACAAATAAAAAAATGAATTATATAGAGAAATGGTATAAAAAAAAAAATATTAAGTTACCAAATTTTATTAAAATATAATTTAGTATTTAAAAAAATATAAATACTGAATTATTAAAATATTTTATATTTAAAATTTAAATATAAATATATATAATGACAGAACCAATACTTGTAGAAAATAAAAATAGATTTGTATTATTTCCTTTACAAAATAATCAAATATGGGAAATGTATAAAAAACATGTTGCTTCTTTCTGGACTGCTGAAGAAATTGATTTAGCACAAGATTTAAATGATTGGCAAAAGTTAAATGACAATGAAAAACATTTTATCAAATATGTTTTAGCATTTTTTGCAGCAAGTGATGGAATTGTTTTAGAAAATTTAGCAGATAACTTTATTAGTGAAGTTCAACTACCAGAAGCTAGATGTTTCTATGGTTTTCAAGCTGCTATGGAAAATGTACATTGTGTTACAGGAGAAACAAAAATATTAACAGATAACGGTTATTATATGATTAAAGATTTAGAAAATAAAAAAGTTAATGTTTGGAATGGAGATGAATTTTCAAATGTTGAAGTAAAATATACTGGTAATCAACAAATATATCGTGTTATATTATCAAATGGTATGGAATTAGATTGTACGCCAGGTCATAAATGGTTAATAAGATTTGGGAATCAACAACATCCTGAAAGATGTAAGCTAAAAAAAATAGAAACAAAAGATTTAAAAGAAGGTGATGTTTTATGGGAATATGAATTACCAGAATTGAATGTTGAAAAAGAACCAGATAATTTTTTAAATCCATATATACATGGATTTTTTTGTGGGGATGGTTCATATAGTAATAATTATCCAACAATATCATTGTATGATAAAAAAAAAGAATTATTAAAATATTTTGATATAGAAAATTATTCAAATGAAGAAAAATATAATAGAATAAGATTTTATATTACAAATAAAATTAATAAAAATAAATATGAAGTACCTATAAATTATAATTTAAATACTAAATTACGATGGTTAGAAGGATATGTAGATGCAGATGGTTGTATTTCATATAATACAAAAAAAGATGCAACTGCTATACAAATAGTATCAATTAATTTATCTTTTTTAAAAGATGTACAATTATTACTAACAACTTTAGGTATTTTATCAAATTTAAAAATCAATCAAAAGGCAGGAATAAGATTATTACCTAAAAATGATGGTAGTGATGATAATGATTATTATAATTGTAAACAAACATATGTTTTATATATATCTTGTAAATCTGTAAATAAATTAATAAAAATGGGATTTAATCCAAAAAGATTACAAATAATATATTGTGAAAGACTTGATAATATTTTTGAAAGAACTGAAAATTTAAAAATTAAAAATATAAATTTAATTTTAGAAGATGAAAAAACATATTGTTTTAGTGAACCAAAAAATCATACTGGTATATTTAATGGTATTTTAACAGGACAAAGTGAAACTTATTCATTACTTATAGATACATATATTAAAGATAAAAAAGAAAAAAATGAATTATTTAATGCAATGGATGAAATACCATGTATTAAGAAAAAGGCAGAATGGTGTTTTAAATGGATGAATAAAGAAGCTCCATTTATTCAAAGATTAGTTGCTTTCTCATGCGTAGAAGGAATATTTTTTAGTGGTTCTTTTTGTGCTATTTTTTGGTTAAAGAAAAGAGGTTTAATGCCTGGTTTAACATTCTCAAATGAATTAATTAGTAGAGATGAGGGTTTACATACAGATTTTGCATGTTTACTATACAGACAAGCAAAAAATAAATTAAATGAATCAGTAATACATAAAATAGTTTCAGATGCAGTTGAATGTGAAACTGATTTTATATGTGATGCATTACCATGTAAATTGATTGGTATGAATTCTGAAATGATGGCTCAATATATTAAATTTATTGCAGATAGACTTTTAGTAGAATTAGGTCATTCTAAAATTTATAATGTTGAAAATCCATTTGAATGGATGGAAATGATTTCACTAAACGGAAAAACTAATTTTTTTGAAAAAAGAGTAAGTGAATATCAAAAATCTGGTGTAATGGATTTCAATAAAGATAATGAATTAAAATTTGATGAAGATTTTTAAAAAAAAAATAATATTATTATATATAAAAATGTTATTAAAAAATATATTTAACATAAAAAATTTTTTAGTTGCAGTTGGTTTATTAGCAACAGGTATTGGTGCATTTGGAGGTATGCCACAACCACCAAAAATTCTTATAAAATTAACAGAAAAATATCAAGTATTACAATGGTTATTAGTATATGTATTAATATGGCAAGGAGCAGGAGGTTATGATGAAAAATTATCTGTTATTGGTACATTAATATTATTTGTTATTTATATATTAGTAAAAAAACTTGATAACAATAAAAAATTATATAAATTCTTAAATTTAGAAGTAGAAGAAAAAAAAGAATAAATAAATAATATATTTGTTTATTATATAAATTAATATATGGATTTAAATATTTTTGAAGAATACGAAGATAATATATTTCTTAGATTTTCATCTATATTACTATTTATTTACATTTACTATTCATTATCATATTATTTTTTATCAGAAAAAGTAATTAAAAAACCACATATATTTTTCATTATATTATTATTATTTTTACATTTAATTCATATTATTATATTAAAAATATTATATATAAATGAATTAGAAATATATGCATGGATATTTGCAATGGCACCATTAGTATTATATTTATTATATTCAAAATATAAAGATATTGTAAAGAAAAAAGAACAATTAAAAGAAGCAAAAATGATGGAAAAAATAAAAAAACAAATGCAAATACCAGATGAACAACAATTTATGAGAAATGCAAATCCACAAATGCCATCAAAACCACAAATGCAACAATATCCACAACAAAATCCAAATCAACAACAATATATACCACAACAACAACCAAGAATGATAGAACAAGAACCACAACAACAAAATTATAATCAAATCTTAGAACAAATACATGGTAATGATAGAAATATGCAAAATATACAACAAAATACACAAATTAGAAATACAATGAGTCAATTTCAAGATTCAAATCAAGTTTCAGAAAAGGTTGTAATGAATACTGGATTTGATTTAAGTGGTAGTGATCCATATTTTAATAATATGAGTGGAGTTTTTTAAATTAAAAATATATTTTTATAAAATATATATTTAATGAAAGAAAATTATAGAAAAATTAATTTTTCTCCATATCTATGGGGAAAACATGGTTGGATTTTTTTAAATCATGTTGCATTATCATATCCTACAAATCCAACCCAAGAAGAAAAAAATATATATAAAAACTTTTTCTCAAATATTCATTATATTTTACCTTGCGATTCTTGTTCATTAAATTATGTAAAACACTATAATGAGTTACCAATAGATAATTATCTAGATAATAATGATAAATTATTTAGTTGGGTTATTAAAATGCAAAATAAAGTAAATAAATTATTAAATAAACCATTACTTGATGAAAAAAAAATTAAACATATTCATATGAATCCAAGTAAACCAATGAGTTATAAATTAAAAATTATATTATATATAATATCTATTTTTAGTATAATTTATATTATTAATACTGTTCTTAATATAAAAAAAATAAATATAATATATAATTAAATTGTTTCTGTTGTTGTAATATTAAAATCAATTTCATCATTTATCCACATTTTAAATTCCTTATTTATTATATTTTCTTTTTTTATATCTAATATTTTTTTATGCAAATAATATCCAATCACACACCCTGAACAAAAACTTACTGAACTATATATAATAATAGTTGTAATCATTATATTATATATTATATAAACTTAATTAAAATTTATTATATAAAAATATTATATATTATGGATAATATTCCAATTCAAAAAGATCCAGAATTTATTTCAAATTTAAAAGAATATTTAACTCTTGAAAAAAAAGTAGAAGAATTCAAAAATGCATTGAAAAAATTAGAAGATAGAAAAAAATTATTATATGGTAAAATTCATGGAAAAATGATTGAAAAAAAAGTAGATACATTAAAATTACCAAATGGTGCTAAAATAAAAAATTATGTAAGAAAAACAAAAGAAAGTTTAACTAAAAAATTTGTTCAAGATAGATTGAAAATATATTGTAATGATAGACAATTAGATTATGATGAAATTTCTGATTTCATTTATAATCCAAAATATAGAAAAGTTACAGAAAAATATGCAATTAGAAAACAAAATCCTAAAAAAAATAAAGATGATTAATCAATAATATCACATAATAAATATTTTATTTTTTCATTATTAAAATCATAATCAATATCATATGTTGTATTTATATAATCTAAATATGTTTTTATTAATCTATATTTACTATTATTAACTAAATTTAATTTATTAAGTATTTTTTCAAAATTATTTAATTTTATTAAAGTAAAATTTTCTATATCATTTAAAAATATAGAATTATTATCAATATTAGAATATATAATATTTTTTATATAATATAATTCTATTGGAGTAACATTCATATCAAAATTATAATATAATTTTTTTTCATTAAAAATTTGTTGAAAAAAAATATTTTTTTTTATTTTTTTATTTTCAATAAACAATTCATTATTATTACAAATATTAATAATTTTAAAATTACCATATAACATTTTTAATATTATATATTTATATTCTGATAATATACTTTTTTCAATTTGATATAGATATAAATAAAAATGAATTTTTTTTATAGTAAAATCATTCATTATATTTTTTTTTATTTTTTTTTATTAAAATTGATTTATTTATTATTATTAATTATAATTATTATATTTATTATGAATCCTTCTTTTGATAACAAAACTATGGATACTGAAAATATTCAATTAAATTCTTATGCTATGAAAAAAATTCAATATTTTATTGAAAAGAATAAAGAAGATTTAGAATATATTTATGATATTTTTCAATATAATTTTTCAAGTAATATTACATTCGAAGATTTTTGTAATTTTTGTTATATTAAAACTTTTTTTCATATTTTATAATTATTAATAATTTTATAAATTATTTATAATTATTTTTTACAATATCTACAATTTGATCCTCCACAGTTTGATCCTCCATTTTTACAATATTTGCATTTATTACCACTACAATTAGAACCTCCACAATATTTACCACCATTATATATTTTTTTCATTTTATTTAATTCTTTATCTAATTTTTTAAATGATGAATTAAAATTTTTCATATTTCCTCCTTTATAATTAATATATGTTTCTTTTGCTAATTTATTGATTTTTTCTAAACCAGTATTTACTTTTTTAGATGATAATTTTACAATTTCTTTTATTTTTTTTTCTACATTTTTTATTATTTTTGATCCACCCATTTGTTGACCTTCTACTAATTTTTTTGCATTATAACCAAGTTCTGCCATTTTATTTAAATCTTCTAATGATAATTTTTTAGGATTTTTTAATTTTTTTTGTAATTCCATTGCTTCTTGAATTTTATCTAAATTATTTAACATTTTTGTCATTTTTAATATATTCATTCCTCCTTTTTTTCTATACATATAACCTCCTCTTTTATTACAACTACTTCCACCATTTTGAATTATTTTATTTTTTTTATCTCTAACTTCTGTATATTCTTCTGATATATCTTCATCAGTTACTTTAATTATTGATTTTTCTAGTTCTGGTAATGATTTATGTAATGTTATATATGTTGCTGGATAATCATCTACTATTTGACCGTGAATATATATTTTATTTAATTTTGTTGAATCTTTATCAAAGATTTTTTTTAATAAACTTTTAGATGGTTTATATTCTTCTAAACCTTCTACTGTTCCTTCATCTAAATCAACTCTTAAAGTTTTTCCTAATGGAAATTTAAATACTCTTTTTGAATTTTCTTTTACTTTTTCTAAAATTTTTATATCATAATCATCTATTTTTACATATACCATATTTTTAATTTTTATATATTATCAAAAGAAAATATTATTTCATAGATTTTTATTTTTTTAATATAATCTAATCCTATATTTTGTTTTAATTTATAAAATATATCAATTAAATTACTTTTACTTATATAAGTTTCATTTAAACAATATTTTAAAAAATCATCTAATATATATTCATAATCATTTTCTATTAATATATCTATTTTTTCATATTTATTATGATATGTAATATTTTTATCAAGGAGAATTTTTAATAATTCTTTAAACATTTTTTCATTATTTTTTAAATTTATATTATAATTATTAAAATTAAAAAAATATTCTAATTCTCTATAATTATTATTAATACTTTTTAATATTTTTTTTTTATTTTTTATTTTTAGATTTTTATCTATACATTTTTCATTAAAAATTTTACTAATACTTTTGGTATTTATTTTTTTAATTCTAAATGTAAAACATTTATTTAAAATTTTTTCATCTATTTTATTTACATAATTACATATTATTATAAAATTAGTATCTAAATTATTTTCACTAATATATTCTAATATATAATTAATATATTTTTGTGATTCATAAGTTAAATTATCAGCTTCATCTAAAAAAAATGTTTTATTTTTTATATTAGTATTATTAATAAATTTTTGTAATATATCTTTATAATAATTTATACCTCTATTATCTGAAGAATTTATCTCAATATAATGGTTTTTATTATCATATAATTTATTCAAATATGTTCTTACGATTGTTGTTTTCCCACAACCTGGTAATCCATATAATAAAATATTATAATATTTTTTATTATCTATACTTTTTTCTAAAAATTTTTTTAAAAAATCATTATCTATTATTTTATTCATAAATATATTAATTAATATTAATTACATACTTATTATTAATTAATTTTATAATTTAAAATATTTAGATAGTAAAAAATGACTAACAAATGATATTACTATATATAATATATTTCTAATATTATCAACTTCTAATATATTTTTACCACTTAATGTATTATTAACACTTAACATTACTAATGGTTTAAATATATTTTCTGTTAATTTTTTTAAATCTTCACTAAAGTTGTCTAATTTAAATATTTTTTCTTTTACTAAAATATTATATGTTGTAAATCCAATTATTGTATATAATGTTGGTAAAAATTTTTTTAATGACATGTTTTCTCTTTCTAATAATATTTTTACTAGAAATATAATAATTGGTGTACTTATATCTTCTAATATATTATATCCAATTTTATTATTTATCTCTTTTATTTTTTTTTGTAATTTATTATTAACATAATTTGCAATTATAAATCCTAATGATGTTGATATTATATTATAATATATATCATTTGATTTTAAATTTTCATTTTTTAAAAATGTTGTTATGAATGTAATCACTGTTATTTTTAATAATATATTTAAATTATTTATTAACTTCATATTTCTATATAAATAACAAATAAAATTTATTTATATATTTAATACTTAATACTTAATATATATCAATGGAATTAAATGAAAATAAAATAAAAAATAATAATGATCCAATTGATACATTTTCACTTAAATGGAAATATTTAACATATCTCTTTAATAAAAAAGATTTTAAAATCTATGATACAATTAAAAGTTTTAAAGTTGATTCTGTTTCTTTATATTCTATTACTCCTCATTATTATGCAGAAAAAATAACACGTATTATAAGTAAATATTATAGTAATTTAGATAAATTAACTATATCTGATTTCTGTTGTTGTATTGGTGGTAATTCATTTAATTTTATTAAATATTTTAAACATGTTAATTGTGTAGAACTAGATAAAAAAAGATTTGATTTTTTAAGGCATAATATGAGTTTATATAGAAAACATAATAATTTTAATAATTATAAATTATTAAATCTAAATTGTTTTGATGTATATGATAAAATAGATCATGATATTATATTTATTGATCCTCCGTGGAATGGTAAAGATTATAAAAAAAATGATAGTATAGATTTATATCTAGATAATATTAATGCATCTGATTTTTGTAATATTTTTATAAAAACTTGCAAAATGATTGTTCTAAAAATCCCAAATAATTTTAATTTAAATAATTTTAAACATAAATATGATATTTATGATCTTAATATATTTAAATTAATTATTATTCAAAAATAAAATTGATACTTATTAATATTAATATATATCAATAAATTATGAAAAAAATTTTATTCTTAGATATAGATGATACTTTATTAGTATCAAATAATATGTATATTTATGTACATTATAATAATGGTGAAAAAATTAAATTAAATACAAATGATTTTGCTAAATTTAGTTTTAATAATTTAAAAAATTATAAAATAGATTATGCAGATTTTGACAATCCATATAAAATTAAAGATTCTATTATAAATAGTAAACCATTATATGATAATTTAAAAATTATAGATGAATATGTAAAAAATGATTGGGAACTTGGCATTTTAACTGCAAGAGGAGAAGAAAACGCAGTAAAAGAAGTAATACATTTATTTTTAAAAAAAAATTTAAAAAATAATTTTATATTAAAATATAGTAATATTTATGCAGTTGGCGATAGAAAAATTAATTATAGTGGGAAAAATGCATATTATAAAAAATTACTTATATTAAAAAAATATATAAATAAATATGATAAAGTTTGTTTAATTGATGATAGTGTTAAAATGTGTAATATTATTAGTAATTTTAATAAAACTTGTTTATTATCATCTAATATTGATTTTATTAATGTTTAATTTTAATTTAAGTATATATCATTATTTTATAATAATAATATATAATGAATATTTTTAGAACTATTGATGAAGAAACCTTATTAAAAAAAGATTTAGAATTACAAAAAAAAGCTAAAAAATTAAATGAGTTAAGTAAAATAATTGAAGAAAAAATTATAGAATTTAATTTAAATATATCTAAAACAAATTTAAAAGAAGTTTTTAAACATGCAAAATTAATAGAAATAAAATATAATTATTTAACCTCTTTGATTAAAGATTTAGAAAATACTAGTAACAGTATAAAATCAAAAGAAGAAAAAATATTAAATTTAATAAATAATAAATTTAATAAATTAAACAATTTAGAAAAAAATTTTAATGAATTAATATTAAAAAAAGAAAAGGAACTAGATGAAAGAAAAAAAAATTTAAATATATTAGAACAAAAATTAAAACAAAGAGAACTTAATCTATTAGAAAAAGAAAAAATGTTATTCAATTAATTTATTTAATTTTAACCATTTATATGCATAATTAAAATGTAATCTCTTTTTTTCTTTTAATAATATTTTTAAATCATTCTTATCATTATCCTTTAAATATATAGCTTGTTTTAACTTAATATTTTGTCTTATTAAATTTTTATATTCTATTTTACTTAGAGTTTTTATTAAATATGAATTATCATTATAGGAATTATCTGTTAATAGATTTATTAATAATAAATTTTTATCTTCCCATAATTTTTTAATAATTTTATATATTTTTATTAAATTACTATTATTATTATTTTTTTTATAACATATTATGTATTTTTCATTATTCATTTCTCTTGATGTTTTTGGTTTTATTATTTTTACATTATCAAAATAATAATTTAATAATATTATTATGTCTAATGTAACTTTTTGTGTAATATCGTATATTTTTAATATAAATATTCCATCTAATTTTAAAATATTTAATGCAATATATATTTGACATAAATATAATTGAATATGGTAAATACTTTTATAATTTTCTTCTTCATTATTTAATAATAATCCACCATCTGCTGTAACCAAATCAACTTTTTTTTTATGTTTATTAATATAGTAATTAATTATTTTTGGATTATATATATCACCATTATTATAATCTTTTTCTCCATATAATATATTTAAATTTTTAATATTTTTAATATTCCAATCTATTTTATTATATTTATCATCTTTTTTTGATATTGTATAAAAAAAATCATCATTATTTTTCCTATAATCATGTAAACATTTTATAAAACCACCAGGTGCTTCACATAAACAACTAAATGTCATGTTTTTTTGTTTTTTAATTTTTAGTGTATTCTCAAAAATATTTAAAATTTCTAATAATTTATAATACGCTCTTGATACAGAAATATGTTTTTTTATTTCATAATTATTATGAATTTTATTATTACCAATTATCTCATAATCATTTGATATACTTCTTATTATTTTCCATTTATCATATGGAATATCATCAATTTTTTTTTTATAAATATTATTTTCATCATATAATTTTTTATGTATTTTAATATTATCATTTAAAATATTTATAATATTTTTATTTTTTCTATTAATATATTTTATTTTAAACATTGTATTATTATATTATGTAAATTTTAGTTAAAAATATTACTATTAATACTATTTATCTCTGAATCTTCTTCTACATCTTCTTCTACATCTTCTTCTACATCTTCTTCTACATCTTCTTCTACATCTTCTTCTGCATCTTCTTCTACATCTTCTTCTACATCTTCTTCTACATCTTCTTCTACATCTTCTGTATCATTATATTTTTTATAAGATTTTATAAAATTTTCTATCATATTTTTATAATAAATATTTTCATTTTCTTTATTTTTCATATTTATTTTAATTTCTATGAATTTATTTTCTTTTATTTTTATTATATTTTTTAATTCTTCATTATATTTTTCCAATTCATTAATTTTTAAATTTAATTCATAAAATTTTTTTTTATTAACGTATCCTAATCCATTATCATTCATTTTATTTAATTTATTTTTATACTCATTTTTTTCTTTTTGTAGAAGATCAATTATATTTCTTTGTTCTTTTATATGATTAACTAATTTTAAATTATTTTCTGTTATTTTTTGAAATTTTTCAAAGAAATTTTTACTATTTTTTTCTAATTCTACAAAATTTTTATATTTATGTAATTCATTATTTTTTTTTTGTAATATTTCTATCGTTTTTAATAATTTAATTTCTTTATTAGACATTATATAAATATAGTATCATATTATATTTAATATTTTTTTAATTATAATTTATTTTAATTTATTTTAATATATTATTATATTATATTTATATATGGATTTTATAACTATTAATGATTATAATCATAATGTATATGAATTAATTGATTATTATAAAAATATTTATAAATATTACATAAAAGAAAAAAATAATATTTATAATATTTTAAGTGGATTAGATAATGAAGTTGTAATACAAGATGATAATAATAAATATAATAATGATTTTTCAAATTTTTATTTTTTTTATATACAAAAAATAAGTAATAAAAAAAACAATAACAGAAGAAGTGGTTTTAAATTAAAAAAAATCAATAATATTATAATAAATAAATCAAATGATTTTTTAGTTGGGATAAAAATGAATAATTGTGATATAAATTCTAATATTAGTATATATTCTTATACAAAAAAATATAAAATATTAATTAATAATTTTAAATTAGATGAAAATAATAAAAATAATATTTTTTTACCTATTTATAATAGAGATTTTTATCCATTTTTTTTATCAAATAATTCAAATAAAATCATAATTGAATCTAATAATAATATTAATAGTGTTGATTTAATATATTTAAAATTACATCCTTCATATTCTAATAAATTTTTAAATTATGGAAGTGTAGTTTATAAAATTAAAGATAATAATTATATAGAATTTAAAGATTATTTTACACATATACATAATATAAATTATACTATTTTTCCAAATGATTTTATATATATTTGTGATATTGAAAAATATTATGGTATTAAAATTTTAAAATATTTGAAAAAATGTGTATTAAAAAAACATCTTAAAAAAATATTATACGATAAATATGATTATTATCAAGATGTTACAAATTTATTATGTAAATTTATTTAATATATTATTATATTATATATTATAATATAATGATTGAACTTGCGATTATTATATCTGTTGCTACTGCAATTTCTTTTGCAGCATTTACTAGAGGTTCTGGTACAGCTATGATTTGGGGGATGAAACAAGGACGAGCATTATTTATAAAAAAAATATTAAAAAAAAAATTAAAAAAAAGTATGAAAAAATGTTCATATAATGATTTTTCAAATGTAATATATGATATTAAAAATTTTGATATTCAATATGATAAAAGTTTATTTAATAGTATAAAACTTAAGTATAATATGTCTGATGATAATATTAATTCTAGAAGTTATTTTAATAATAGATTTTCATTAGATAAAAATAAGAATAATATTTATGATATATTAGATTATATTGATAAAAAATATGATGAATTAAAAAAAAAATAGTTATAACCTTTTTTAAATATGTTAAATTATATTTTTATAATTAAATATATATTTTTATCGTTTAAATAAAAAATAATTTCTTTAGAAATTATATAAAAAATAACATGGGTGGCGGATTAATGCAATTAGTAGCTTATGGTGCTCAAGATATCTATCTTACAGGAAATCCACAAATCACTTTCTTCAAAGTCGTATACAGAAGACACACAAACTTCTCAATGGAATCGATTGAACAAACTTTCAACGGTACCGCTGACTTCGGAAGAAAAGTAACCGTAAACGTTTCAAGAAACGGTGACTTAGTACACAAATGTTGGTTAAGAGCAACTTTACCAGCAGCAGGTGCTGGTGTCAACTACATCAACGAAGTAGGACACTACTTAGTAAAATCAGTAGAAGTAGAAATCGGTGGTCAAAAAATCGACAAACACTACGGACACTGGTTATCCATCTGGTCTGATTTATCTACACCAGCTGGAAAAAAAACTTTATATGATCAATCGATGGTTGGTCCAGCAGGTGTTAATAATACTGCAGTAACAGTAAATGTACCATTACAATTCTGGTTCTGCAGACATGCAGGTTTAGCTTTACCATTAATCGCTTTACAATACCACGAAGTCAAATTCAACCTTGAATTCGAATCACAAGCAAACTTAACTGCTGATGGCTCATCTAATGGTGCATCTATGTCAGAT